GAGAACTTTAAAAAAGTGATGGATTCATTGGCTGAATTTAAAACAATCCTTGCTGGGCGCAAAGTTGCTACCCAATTTGGTGAGGCTGTTTTGGAGGATGGTACTGCAATCCGTTACGATGGGGAAGAATTAGCCCCAGGTGTTGCCGTTTTTGTTGTCACTGAAAGCGAAGAGATACCAGCACCTGAGGGTACACATCGCTTGGGTGGTGATATGGAAGGCATATCTATTGTGGTTGATGCCGAGGGCAAGATCGCAGAAATTATTGACGAGCGTACAGGCAATGAAGTTACGCCAGCTGAGGAGGAAATGTCCGAGGCACAAGTCAAAGCAATTGTAGAAGGTGAGGTTTCAACTTTTGGCAAGGCTTTCAAAAGCATGTCCGGTATTGTTGAGGCAATTGCCAAGCAAAATGATCAGCTTAGCACCGAGCTTGCAGAATTAAAGGCTGAATTCGCAGCATATAAAAATGCGCCATCAAATGAGGTCAAAAAAGCAGAGAAATTTGCTAAGAAAAGTACGGCAGGAATGACCCACCGCCAATTGTTCCTTTTAAATAACATGAAAAAATGAGCTTAAAAAAGTTTATCAAATCTAAGTTTGATTATGATGTATCAGACTTATCTCCATACGTTGATGACACACGTGAGGATTTAATCGTGCGTTCAGTAACTGAAGCACAAACACTACAGTACATTACGATTCAGGAAGGAATCAAAGGAACTGAGGACCTTAAATTGTTGGACGATTCAATCGTTTACCAAGAGGCTAATTGTTCAATGACTCCTGAAGGTGATACAATTTACTCTGATCGTCAATTAAGCGTTAATGCAATTGGGTACATGAAGAGATTTTGTCAGAAAGATCTTGCTGGTCTTTGGACACAGTTGGCTCTTCGTCCAGGTGCAATGGCTGAGGATAAGGAACTTCCTTTTGAGGCACAGCTTACTGACTATTTATTGAAGCTACATGCACGTGAATTGGATAACTTGATTTGGAAAGGTAATGTTGCAACAGGTACAGGCAACCTACAATGGATGAACGGGTTTCGTCAATTCCTTACTGTAGCAAATGGATGTGTAGATTTGAATACTACACCTACTACATCAATCAATGCATCTAATGCATTTGATGTATTTTATGAGTGTTTCATCAACACACCTGCACAAGTTGCTGAGCAGGCTGATTTCATTTGTTTTACAGGCCGTGAAAACTTCAACTACTTATTGAAGAACTTAGTGGATCAGAATTTCTACCACTACAGCCCTGAGACAATTGCTAACCTAAATGAGTGTTTGGTACCAGGTACTAACATGCGAGTTGTTAAGGTTAACGGATTGAATGGTTTGGACAACATCTATACAGGACGTTCATCTCATTTCTTCTTTGGTACTGACTTATCTTCTGACTTTGAGTCTTATGATTTGTGGTATTCATTTGATGATGATGTGATCTATATCCGTTCTAAATTCCGTGCTGGTGTTCAGGTTCCTTTCTTGGATGAAATCGGAGTATGGAATGGTACAGGATCTCCTAACTAATTGTTAAACTAAAACTAAAAAGATAGAGCCATGCCATGTAACATGACCACGGGGTACAATGATAGAACATGTACCAATGGAAAAGGCGGTATTTTGAGTGTGCTTTTGTTCCCTGTTGGGAACATTAGCGGCACACCAACAATCACCGCAAACGAAATAACATCAATGACTGTGACCGGTGAGGTGTTTCTTTACAAATTAAAGAGCAACTTATCCAGCTACACTGCACCAATCAAAGTGAACAAAGAAAACGGAACACTTTGGTATGAGCAATCCTTATCAATGATTCTTGCAAGTGATACAAAAGAACTACGTTCTGAGATTCATTTGCTTGCACAGAATGAGGTTTGTTGTTTGGTGGAGAAAGCTAACGGCACATGGGTTGCATTGGGATTAAATGAAGGACTACAGGTGGCGGATGCCAACGAATATACTTCAGGAGTACTTAAGTCAGACCGACAAGGACACGTTATTGTCTTGAATGGTATGGAAAATGATGAAGTGCCTGATGTTGCAGATGCGTTGATCACCACGTTGTTAGGACAACAGTCACCTGCTATCTAATATATCTCATAAATTCTAG